CGTCACCACCACGGCGACCAGCTACACATTCACCGGAAACGGCAATCAATACCGCATCGTCGCGGCCTCGACCCTGGCGTTTCACGGCGTCGGCTCGGCCGGCATCACCGCTAAGGCAGGCTCGGCCGGCGGCGGCTTCTATCAGATCCCCCTCGTCCCCGGGCAGGTCAACATCTTCACCCGCAATCCGCAGGTGGATGTGAAACTCAGCGTCAAGGCGCTCACCACCACGGGCATCGTCTACATCACCGAGGGCTCCGGCCAGTAGCATGACCGGCGACGCGCTCCCCATCGATCAGGCCGAGACGGCCGACGACTACGGCAAGGGGCCGTCGAACGAGGCGCGGCGCTGGATCAGCGAATACGAACTCGGCGAGAAGTCGCAGAAGAAGTACCGCGACCGATGCAAGGTCATCACCAAGCGGTATCGCGACGAACGCGCCGACGATCCGAACGGGGCCAACATCGACGTAGGCCGCAGGTTCAACATCCTGTGGTCCAATATTGAGACGCTGAAGCCGGCCACATACGCCAAGCCGCCGAAGCCGCAGGTCGAGCGCCGGTGGAAGGACAGCGATCCGATGGGCCGGGTCGCCTCGCAGGTACTTGAACGCGCTCTGGCCTACTCGATTGACGAGCGGACCCATCAGGTTCTCAAGGCGTGCCGCGACGATTATCTGCTGTACGCCCGCGGCGTGCCGTGGCTGCGCTATGTGCCGCACTGGCGCTCGCAGCCGCCGATGAAGGACGCTGCCGGCGATGTCGGCCTTCAGGTGACGAACGATGAACAGCAGAGCGCCGCGACGGAGCAGGTCGAGGGCGAGCAGTCGCCGCAGAAAGAAGTCGTCTTCGAGGAGGTCATTGAGGATCACGTAAAGTACGAGGACTGGGGCACCAACGACGCCCGCGACTGGTCCGAGGTCTACATGGTCTATCGCAAGACCTACCTGACCCGCGACGAAATGGTCTCCCGCTTCGGCAAGGAGATCGGCGAGGCGGTGCCGCTGGACTACACGCCGTCTCTAATGCCGAAGGAAGACCCGAACGGCGCCCTTAACCGCGACATGTGGAAGAAGGCGACCGTCGTTGAAATCTGGAACAAGCCGACGCGCGAGGCGATCTGGATCAACCCCGGCTACTCTGACGGCCTCCTCGACAAGAAGCCTGACCCGCTCGGCCTCAAAGACTTCTTCCCCTGCCCGAGGCCCGCGTTCGGCACGCTGACCACGGGGACGATGATCCCGGTTCCCGACTACGCGCAGTATCAGGACCAGGCGCAGGAGCTTGACGACCTGACGGCGCGCATCGCCCGGCTTGTGGACGTGTGCCGCGTCATGGGCCTCTACGACGGCACGCAGACCGGCATCGCGCGCCTGATGCAGGAGGGCGCCGAGAACCAACTTATCCCCATCGACGCATGGGCGACGTTCACCAAGGTAGGCGGCATCCAGGGCACGGTCGATTGGTTCCCGCTGGAGATGGTGGTTGCGGCTCTGGCGCAGCTCTACGCCTCGCGCAAGGCCGTCAAGGATGACCTCTACGAGATCACCGGCATTGCCGACATTGTCCGCGGCAACTCGAGCCCGTCCGAGACCGCGACGGCGCAGCAGATCAAGGGCCAATTCGCCACGCTTCGGCTTCGCGACAAGCAGGAGGAGATGAGCCGGCTTGCCCGCGACATGATCGCGATCAAGGCGGAGATCATCAGCGAGAAGTTCCGGCCCGAGACGCTGGCGCTGATGAGCGGCGTCGAAATCAACTCCGACCCGCAGACCAAGCAGATGTTCCAGGAGGCCGTCGCGCTTCTGCGGAACGATGCCATGCGGAACTTCCGCATCGACGTTGAGACGGACAGCACGATTGCGCTGGACGAGAGCGCGTCGAAACAGCAGGCGGCGGAGTTCCTTGGCGTGTTCGGCGAGATGCTGACCAAGGTGGTCGAGTTCACCCAGGTTGCCGCCGCCGCACCGGTGCTCGCCCCGCTCGGCGACGTGATCGGCCAGGCGATGCTGTTCACCATGCGCCAGTACAAGGCCGGCCGCGGGCTGGAGAGCGCGATGGAAGGCGCGATCGACAAGATGAAGCAGATTGCCGCGCAGCCGGCGCCGCCCCCGCCGCCGGACCCCGCAGCGGAGAAAGCCAAGGCGGAGACGCAGGTGATGCAGCAGAAGGCCGCCATGGACCAGCAGCAGGGCCAGCAGAAGCTGGCATTCCAGCAGGCCGAGGGGCAGCAGAAGCTCCAGCAGACCGAGGCCGAGGGCCAGATCAAGATCGCCATGTCGCAGGCCGAGCTACAGCAGCGCCAGCGCGAGGCGTGGATCGACCAGCAGATGAAACTACAGGCCGCCGCAACCGAGGCGCAGGCCCGCGCCATGAACCCCGCCGCGCCGAATGGGAGGGTGAACTGATGGCCCGCGCCACCTACGTGCTCCGCAACGGCAAGATGGTCGACAAGCGCCGCGCCGCGCCCTTGCGCACCGTGCATGTGATCTCCGACGCCATGGCCCCGACCGTGCACATGGCCGATGGCAAGACCTACACCAGCAAGTCCCAATTCCGCGCCCGCACCAAGGCCGCCGGCTGCATCGAGGTCGGCAACGAAAGCCTCACCGTCAAGACCGTGGAGATGAGCCGCGCCGAGCGTGTCGAGAGCATTAAGCAGGCTTTCGCCATGCACGAACAGGGATACCGACCGCCGCCGACGCCGCAGATGAACCATAAGGATTGGAGCTAGCCGCCCCATGTCAGAGCCCCGCGACGATCTCGCCCCCGACACCTCGCTTCGCGACACCATCGACGCCGCCTATGCCGCCGAGGAAACCAAGAGCCCGGCCGGGGAGGGTGCGGCGCCCGATCCGGTCGCGCCATCCGCAGAGGTCTCCACGACCGAGCGTCCGCAGGAACAGGGGGCCTCCTCCCCCCGTGCCCGTGGCCCGGATGGCAAATTCATCGAGAAGTCGGCAGCGGAAACGCAGCAGACGGCTCCCAAGATCGAACCCGTCAAGGCGGTCGGCCAAGCGCAGCAGGACAAGCCCGTCGCGGCCCCTGCCGGCGTGCCGGAAACGCTGCCGGCGGAAGGCCGGGCCATCTTTGCGAAACTGGCTCCCGAGGCGCAGACGTTCTTTGCGCAGCGCGAGCAGCAGTTCAACGCGGCGATGACCAATCGCGGCCGCGAAGTCCAAGGGCTACAGCGACAGCTCGCGGAGTACACCGACGTCGTCGCTCCCTACCAGCAGGAGCTTGCCCAGCACGGCATGAGCCCTGGCGCTGCCATCAGGCAGTTGCTTGGCCTTCGTGACTTCGCTCGGAAAGATCCCGCCGGCTATGCCAAGTGGTTCATGGAAGGCCACGGCCTCGATCCGAGCACGCTCTCCGCGCAAGCGCAGGCCGGGCCGGTCGATCCGATTGTTAAGAGCCTTCAACAGCAGGTCTCGCAACTCACAGGTCATTTCACCTCGCAGCAGCAGCAGCAGGAGCAGCGCGAGATTGCCCATACCGGGAACGCCATCGAGCAGTTCCGATCCGCCGTGGACGAGAAGGGCCAAGCCCTTCATCCGTACTACGATCAGGTCGAGACCGAGGCGGCGTTCATCGCAGCGGCGATCCGACGTGCCAATCCGAATGCGGACAACGCAGCCATCCTCAAGGTCGCCTACGACCGCGCCGCCTGGAGCAATCCGGCGACCCGTCAGGCCATGATGAAGGCTAAGTTCGCCGCCAGCGAAGCTGCGCGAAACGTGGAAATCCAGCGTCACGCAACCGCCGCGGCACGCGCGGGATCGTCCGTCACGGGCGCTCCCGGAGCCGGCTCCGGTGGACGTGCGACGCCGCCTGACAATCTGCGGGACGTGATTTCGCAGGCATGGGACGCGCACTCCGGTGCCGGCCGTGCCTAACCGCAACAGACAGGAATGAAAGGCTAGCCAATGGCTACCCCGAACCTGACGGAAATCGCCACCACTACCCTGCGCAACCGCACGGGCAAGCTGGCCGATAACGTCACCCGCAACAACGCTCTGCTCCGCCGGCTCTCGACCAAGGGCAAGATCAAGCCCGTGGACGGCGGCCGTACCATCATTCAGGAGCTGGAGTGGGACAACAACCTCACCTACAAGCGTTACTCCGGCTATGAGCTGCTGAACATCAGCCCCTCCGAGGTTTTCTCGGCGGCCGAGTTCAACTACGCTCAGGCTGCCGTCGCCATCTCCATCTCCGGCCTCGAGCAGCTTCAGAACTCCGGCAAGGAAGCGATCATCAACCTGCTGGAAAGCCGGATCGGCAACGGCGAGCGCACCTTCCGCAACATGCTGTCCTACGACCTTTACTCGGACGGCACCGCGGACGGCTCCAAGCAGATCGGCGGCCTCTCGCTGCTGGTGGCTGCGGACCCGACCACGGGCACGGTCGGCGGCATCGACCGCTCGAACGCCTCGTTCGCGTTCTGGCGCAACATCCGTTACCGGTGCGTCACCGATGGCGGCGCGGCCATGACCTCGGCCAACATCCAGCGGTACATGAACTCGCTCTGGGTGCAGCTCGTCCGCGGTCCCGACCGGCCTGACCTGATCATCGCCGACAACACCGCCTGGCGCGTGTACCTGGAGAGCCTTCAGGCCATCCAGCGCATCCAGACGGAGAACACCGGGCAGATCGGCTTCCAGTCGCTCAAGTACATGGACGCCGATGTGGTCCTCGACGGCGGCTTCCAGGGCGTCTCGGGTGCGCCTTCGGGCTATTCCACCGGCGGCGTCGCCAGCGTGTCAAGCTCGACCATGTTCTTCCTCAACACCGACTACATCCACTTCCGCCCCCACAAGGACCGGAACATGGTGCCGCTCGACCCCGAGCGGTTCGCGGTGAACCAGGATGCGATGATCAAGCTGCTCGGCTTCGCCGGCAACATGACGCTGAGCAATGCCTTCCTTCAGGGCGTCCTGAACAACACCTGACCGAAGGAAAGGAGCAAAACCATGGCTATCTCTTGGACCGTCGCGACGCCGGAACTGGGCATGCAGCCCATTCTGGAAACCTCGACCACGCAGCGCCACCCGCTGGGCAAGATCGTCCAGGCTTACGCGGTGGACACGACCACCTACTACGGGCAGGGCGAGTTTATCTATCTGCTCGGCGTCGCCAACACTGTCGTGGGCCTGCTTGTCACCTACGACACGCTCAACCCGCAGATCGCTACCGTTCTCTCTCCGACCGCCGGCTCAACGGGTCGCCCCGTCGCCGTCGCGATGAGCGCGAACGTCGCCTCGCAGTGGGGCTGGTATCAGATCAGCGGGACCGCGATCATCAAGAAGACCGCGATCAAGGTCAACCCGGCGGTGGCTCTGTTCCAGAGCGGCACGGCGGGTCGCGTCATGTCGACCGTCGCATCCGGAAAGCAGTTCGCCGGCATGCGCTCGGTCAACGCGGCGACGGTGGCCTCGGCTACCTCGACCATCACCGCGATCATCAACCGGCCTGCGTTCCAGGCGCTCGACAACGTCCTCTAGGCAGGTCAACGGAGGGAGGTTTCGGCTCCCTCCGCCCTTCCCCAACAGGAGAAAAAATACCATGTGGCTGATGACGACGCGCAACCGACCGGACGCCTGCAAGGCCCTCATCGACGCGATGACGGCCCTCAGAGACGTGCCGGAGTTCGCGGTCATGATCGACCATACGGAGGCCGACGCGCTCGCCTATGCCGGCGTGCCGTGGCCGGCGCATTGGCATGTCCACATCTCGGACGATCACCTTGAGATGGCCGCCGCCGTCACTCGCCTAATCGAGATGTATCCAGGCCAGCCGTTCTACGGCTTGGCCTGCGATCATGCCCGGCCGGCGACGAAGGGCTGGGCCGCTGAACTGGAAATCTCGGCCGGAGACTGGAATGTCGCATGGCCTAATGACGGATGGGTAAAGGGCCGCCGCCCCGACCGCCCGTGGATGCCGCGCATCTGCGGCGCCGTGGTCCTTGGCGGCAAGCTCGTCCAGACGCTCGGATGGGCCATGCTCCCCGGCCTCGTCCATCTCTACATCGACGACGCGATGGAGGCCCTTGGCGACCGGCTGGGGCTGCTCCGCTATCGTCCCGACGTGCTGGTCAGGCCCGACCGCCCCGAGACCACCGGCAAGCCCTACGACGACAACGCCAAGCGCATCCATAAGGGCGTGGCCTACACCGCCAATGACCTTGAGACGCTGAAGGCATGGCGCGACGGCGAGGGCATGATCCGCGACGTTGAGCGCGTGTCGCAGGCGTCCGGCATCCAGCCCATCGACACCCTCATCACCTTCGCCTGCGTCAAGGTCGGCGACCGCTACGACGCCAAGTGGGTCAACATCTTGCTTGACATGGTCCGCCGGCACGTTCCCGGCGAGGTCAAGTTCCGTTTCGTCTGCATCACCGACGATCCTGAGGGCCTGGCGGACGGCATCGAGGTTGTCTTCGCCGAGCAGGGCCTTCGCGACTGGTGGGCCAAGATGCAGCTGTTCAAGCCCGATACCTTCGCCGCCGGCTCGCGCATCGTCTATCTCGACCTCGACAGCCTCGTCCTGGACAGCCTTGACGAAATCCTCTCCTACCGCGGCCCGCTGGCGATGCTGCGCGACTTCTACTTCGATGACGAGCTAGGCAGCGGTGTCATGATGTGGGGCGTTGACGGCTCGACGCGCGACCTCTGGACCGACTGGGTGCTCTCCGGCGAGCCCCGGCTGGAGGGCGGCGATCAGGCATGGTTGCTGCGGATGCGCCCGAACGCGATCCGGCTCCAGGATGTCTACCCGGGCAAGTTCGTCAGCTACAAGGCGCACTGCCGCGTGGCGATCCCCGATGGCGCAACCGTCGTCTCTTTCCATGGCTTCCCGAAGAATGACGAGGCCCCGGAGGCGTGGGTCAAGGAAGTCTGGAAGATCGGCGGCGTCGGCCTGACCAAGGCGCGGGTGGCGCTGAACACCGAAGACAGCGTGATCCTCGACAATATGCGCTCGGCCTCAAAGCGGAGCCTGCGGTGGGTGCGGAAGTGCGTGTCGCATGGCCGGGCCGCCGTCCTTGTCGGCGGGGGCGCGTCCGTCGCCGATCACCTGGACGAGATCCGGTCGATGGCTGCCAACGGCGCGGACATCTTCGCCCTCAACGGTGCCGCGCAGTATCTTCAGAAGAACGGCGTCGCGCCGAAGTATCTCGTCCTGGTCGATCCGCGCGAGGCCAATGCCCGCTTTATCGATAACGACCCGGCGGCGCATTACCTGATCGCCTCACAATGCGCCCCGGAGATCATCGAGCGCGCAATCCGGCACACGCATGACCCGGATGATTTCGGGTCGGGCGACGACATCACCCTATTCCACCTCGACGTGCCCGGCGCCGAGGCCCACAAGCCCCCGCTCGCCGATGCCTGCTGGTGCTCAACCACGGTCGGCCTGACCGCGCTCGGCCTTGTCTACATGCTCGGCTACCGGATGATGCACCTCTACGGCTATGACAGCAGCTACCGCGAGGGCCGGCTGCACGCCTACGAGCAGATGCTGACCGAGCAGGAGGGCCGCCAGATCGAGGTCTGGTGCGAGGGCCGCTCGTTCATTACCTCGCCGGTCATGCTGAAGCAGACCGAGGAATTTCAGACCGCATCATCGATGCTCGCCGACGCAGGCGCCGTCATCGCCGTCCATGGCGACGGTCTCCTGCCGCACGTCGCCCGCACGATGGCAAACCGCCGCAACGCCGCACCAGAGGAGAAAGCCGCATGAGCGACACTTTCGGAGCTCCCACTTCCATCGATCCCCGCGTTCACACGC